TTCCACGGCAGCTTTATTATACGCAAATAATGTATCTTTTGGAGTCAATTCTTCGCAATCCTTATATACAAAAGGTGCTCGTCGAATATCCTCTATATCTTTTAGCAATCCATGGACAGTTGCTTCTCGTTCTATAATATGATATACAGGTGCCAATTGATATAGATATTTTGCATATTCTACAGGATCGACGGTGCCATCAAAAATAGATTTGATAAATGGTTGTGATTCTGCTTCTGCATGAATCTCTGCAGTTAATTCTTTAAGTGTGCTCATTCAAATATACCATTCTTCGGAATGCCGGTGTGAATTCGCCCATCATTTTTAAAATCACGATATTTACCAAATTTATCTACATAGTGTAAAAATGCTTGACATTGTCGATTTCCCATATATTCATTTCTCCAATGATTAAGTACATCGCCTTTATATACAAGCATATCGCCGGGTTCTAGATAAATTGCAATTTCTTGTTTTTCTTTTGTCTCAAACCAAATTTCCCAAGGCTCAGGGTCATTAGACATACAAATTGTCGTAGAGTATTCGCAGCTTGGTCTATCAGTATGAGGCGCCATTGTTGCGCCAGTATAATAAATTCTTGCATAACTATATGTAGAATATAGAGGTTTACCAACAACAGATTCAACCGTGGGGCGTAGTGTTTCTGATAAAGTTTCAAATACTAGTGCAGAATAATATGCAAAGCTTTGCGGAACTTGAGAATCACCGAATGCAAATTTATTGTGTTCGCTTATATTTTTACGTAAATACATAGTTTTACGTAGCAATTCAAATTCAGCATTACAATGTTTTGTTAATACTTCGGGTACTGCTCCACGAACTATTTCATATAAATTATCATTAAAGGCCATACAAATCTCCATGTTAAAAGTGGTGGGTAATTCTGTTACGAGGAAACCCACCGAAACCCTAAGCAGTGTTTAGGCTGCTAATGCGAACAGTTCGTCGTTTGCGTTTACGTTTTTTGTTTCTTCGACCGAGTAGAGCGTCTTTTTGTACTATGGGTACAACGACTACACTTTGCCCTCTGTCCTACGGGTTCTACATTCCCGAGCGCCATTATTCATACTCTTTACCCAATCGATCCTGTGTCAGGCCCATCATAAAAACACAATACCAAAGTAAATTTATGCTCTTATGGTGGACCTGGCGGGCACTGCCCCCGCGTCTTGAATACTTTTCCTAATAACAGTTTACGCTGTTCAACTTATTTATATTGTAACATACTTTTAATTAGATGTCAATCTTTTGTTTACCGTTTCTAAAATAGAATGTAAAAAACTTTTCTTGATTTTTATCTATACCTATCTGAAAATGTCGAATACGACAATATTTAAAATCTATCAACGTATTTTGTAAATCTTTATTATCTAAATCTTCTAAAAAGAAATCTTTTAATCTAATACAAATTGATTTTCTATTTGTGTTTTTATCTACAACATAATAAATTTGTGTTCCCTCATTACATGTATTCAAAATACTACTAGGAATTTCTTCTTTTTGTATTCCGCACATTTTAGCTACCACTAAAACATTTTCTAACGAAGTTGCAATCGCAACATAATAGGTAGTTTCTACTAAAGATTTTGCGCGTTTATCCCATTTAAACCCTCGGATACTCTCATAAAAATTATCCGATTTAAAATCATCGCAAGCAAATGCTTCCACATAAACTTTAAATGTGCTTTTTTTATTTTCTTTATCTATGGAAAAAAGAACCCGCTCAGATTCGAAAATCTTTATCATCAATTCGACAATATTGTCGTCAGGAAAATTATATCGTCTTAATATTTTTTCTGCAACATCATATGATATTTGATTAACATCAAAACTAAATAATACCCTATCCTTAGATATAGAATTATTTTTTAATTTTGCTGATACTTCTTTATACTTTGGGTTTAGACTTTCCATATCCAAACAAAAATTTTGTATTTCTACATCATTGGATACGTACATATCAAATACCTTTTTTATTCCTATAATCCATTCGCAATGCTTTAAAAGGACCTATCCAACTATTTCTTTTTTCTACAAATATTCTGGGATATGATTCATCGACACCCATTATAATTACAAGTTGTGGTACAGGGATTTTTGTTCGTTCTTCAAAAGCAACGGCATACGCAGAACATTGCATAAAGTAGTCGTAAATATCTTGGCGCTCTTTAACCCGCATAGAAGTTTTAAAATCTATAACAGATAATACACCATCAAATTCTGCAATACAATCTACAGTGCCGGCTACTTGTAGATGATCCGAATATAATGCAGTCTCTAGTGCGTGTATGTTATTTATTCTTTTTAGTTCAGGTTTTAGTGTACTCCACATATCGTGATCAAACATATTAGGAGTAACGTCATTATTTAATAGATGATTTTCGCATAGCGTGTGTATACGAGTGCCTCTTGCGGCTGCTTTTCTTGAGACTCGATTTGCCTCTTCCTCTCCCACCCGTTTTCTCCACTCGAGGATGCCATCTTTTTTAAGCAATCCTGTGACGGTTGTAACGGAGGGATAGGATTTACCCGACGGTGTTTTATAGTATCTTGTACCGTCGGGTTGAGTGTCACGTTCAAGTTTTGGTATATCATGATGTATATGGTTAAACATTTTTATTCGTATTGGTCTTCGTATTTTAATCTTGCTAAAATGTATTCTTTAACAATGTCCGATCTGACAATATCTTCAACATCAAATTCGAAGATACTAAAAGATTTCATTTGTTCCGCAATACCGAGAAACTTCTTTAATCCCGATACGTCGTTTTTCTTATTTAAATCTGTCTGTCTAAAATCTCCGCAAAAAATTATTTTTGATTTTTTACCTACTCGAGTGATAATAGAATTTAATTCCATGTCTGTCATATTTTGACATTCGTCAACGATAATGATAGAATGATCTAAAGTAATTCCTCGAATAAACGATGTGGGCATAAAGTAAATTGCCTTTTGTTCGCTTAATCTTTGAAATGCATCAGATCTGCCAAATAAATCTTCGCATATTGAAACATATGGTTGTGTATATACTTCAACCTTATCCTTTTCATCTCCAGGTAAATGGCCAATCTCTCTACTAGGAACTGCTGATCTAACTATAACTAATTTGTCGTAATTACTTTCTTTATCTAAAACTTCTTCTAACGCATGATAGACTGCAATGAATGTTTTGCCTGTTCCCGCAACACCCAATAACATCATTATTCTTGAGTTATCATATTTGTCGAAAAATTCTTTTTGGTTATTCGTCAATGGCTCGATTGTTTTCATATCATCTAATCTTATTTTCAATCTGGTGTTATTTGCAGATTGAAAATTTTGATTTTCTGGATTCTGATACTGAGATTTTTGTTGGTTAGAATCCTGATGAAAATTCGATTTCTTTTTTGCCATGTAATGCCCTCTGTTGTTAGTATGACACAGGAGGACAGGTTTATTGCGTTTACGCACTGTCCTCCGTCGGATTTATAATATGGGGGAATTTCATTTTATTTTCGGCTTAGTTTATCTGCTAGATTGCTTCTATAATTTGCACTTGCAATTTTAGACAAGACTTCCTTAAAGCCGTTATCAGTTTTTCTTATGCCCAGTCTTACGGGATCGCCGATAGTGGCGGAAATACCGGGTTCGTGATATCTTTGTAATTGAGGATTATTTTTAGTAAACTCATCGTAGCTAGACATAGAGAAGTTATGTGTTTCTATCTCTTTAGATTCGAGGTTTAAAAATGTATAGATCGGCATCAATTTTCCTTATTTACAAAATTATTTATTATATGTACCAACTAGGTACTTCTCGTTTTTTCCAAGAGGCTAAATGCCGCTTGGCGCCTAAATAATAATTTATGTAGGATTGTTTTGAATCGCCATTGACAATAAATTCTTTTGGCATGGCGGGTGTGGGTGCATCAAATCCACCGCCAAATTCAATATTTGCAGGAGGTTTATTTAGATATGAGATAAGTCTAGATGATGCATGAACTTTATCATAGCGATAAGTATATTCATCCATCAGATTAATCCACAATCCAAATAGCCAACGATAGTGAGATTCTCGTTTTCTTACCCAAATTGCGGAAGGATGGTTGATATGAGTAGAAGCATATAGCATAGTATCACGGTCATCAGAAAGAACATATCGACTTTGTTTTCGACCAGTTTTACTGTGGCTAGTAACGATATTCCCATCAAGAACACGATGGGCAGTAGAAAGTAGTTGTGCATATTCAAGTATCATTTTTACAACATGCTTATTATTATGCATTTCTGCGCATGTCTTAGTATCATTATGTAAATAGAAAATATTCATTGTTCAACAGTTTCGATGTGTGTCAATATAATATGTAATAGTTGTTTTGTTTTTGTTGAGAAAATTTGAGATGCGCGTGCTTGGCTTATACAGTCTATTATATCAAGAGGATCTATATCGTTTAGAGTTTTTTCGGTAATTTTTTCAGAATAAGATCCAAATGTATTTACTACCATTAAAACTAAATATACTTGTCCTTCATCATATAGAGGTATTCTAAATCCCTTTAAAGGTTTTTTTCTAGGGAATTTATAAATTTCTGCAGACATATTTGAGAGTCCTTTTTATCTACTCTCAAATATTTATGATTATTTAATTTTGTCCAACAAATCTGCAATATTTTTGTCATCTCGTAATTCTATAAATACAGGTAAGAACAAAGCCCACGTATTACCGCCTCTGTCTTTAATCTTACTGTTATATTTTACGGTGACAACTTTACCAACAACTTTTTCTTTGGTAAATTCTTGGCGGTGGGCATCAGTAAATCCAGTACCTACATTTGTTCGAAGTTCTCCGCACGCAGATTCAAGAACAAGTGCGCCTAAGCGACCTACATTTTTTCCTGTACCTTCTTCCCAATCTACACAAACTAAATCACATTCAAGTTCACCCTTAAACTTAATTTGTTGCTTAGACCTCTTACCTTCCCAAATAGCATCCTTCGTTTTTAGAATAATGCCTTCTTCACCCTTTGCAAGAAATTTTTCAAATATTTCTTC